TTATTGCTACTTTGTCACCTTCAATTTTTCTTAACTGCTCGCACTTTTCTTTTAATGCCTGCGGAGCTTCTGGAAATTTAGGCTTAACGGGTACAGGAGTTGAACATGCAACTAATAATGTAGTTAAAAGTATAGCAAGGTATTTCATTTCTTGCCCTCTGCTGCTTTGTTTAATTCTGTGGCTTGATTATGTATATCTATCATTTCCTTAGGAACAGGACAGTTTTCAATGTATTTGATCACTTCTTCTCGTCTAATTCTTTCAGGACCTTCGACTTCTTTGATTACCTCTTTAGTGTTCCATCGATCAACATATTTGATAATGTCTTGACCCTTTTCTTTAATCACTTTGGTCTGTGTAACAACCTTTTCTTGTATTTCTACATTTTTCTCAGTAGATTGTTCTTCAGCTAGTTTTACTTTAGCCTCTAAGTCTTTAACTTTAGCTTCCCATACTGCATTAGTACTGTTGGCACTTATAAACCATATGCTAACTAATAAACTTGCAACACTAACTGCCTGTATAGGAAATCTATACTGACTAACAAATGGTATACGCTTTAATAACCATGCTGACAGTATTCCTATCACGCTGCCTACTAATAATGTAGTCCACACCCACTCAGGTATTAAACCTAACATCCATTGAAATTGCCACATTAAATTTTCTCCAATGCTACGGCGTATCTGCCGTTCTCAAAAACAAATTTATCACCAACTTTAGTAATATTATAGTTGCCCACGTACTTGGTAAAGTACATGATCTCACTCATTGCATTACCTTCTAACATAATCGGACCTGTAATATTGTCATATACTTGTGCGGTTGTTCCAAAGTCTGAAATTCTCATACGCAACGGTTCTGCAAACTTACGTTGGAACACAATATCATTATGGTCAACACTAACTGCTTCTAAAAAACTACGTCCGAAAAAGTTACTAAAGTTGTTCATAACATTTTCTTGAATATTAATCTCATACTCGTCTTTGGTTTTTGGAATAGTATTACTTAAATTATCAGCGTCTGCATCAATACTGTTAAAACTCTTGTGGTATCTAAATTTAAAATCATCTAAGTCAGCTAGTTTACCAATACCGTTTAAAAGTTCTATAATCTGTTCTGCAATTCGACGATTACGTTCAATTTCTACAAACACTTTATATTTTCCGTCACTAAGCTCGCCGGGGCTAGCATCTGCATCTAATACAAAATCATAACCGTTTTCTACAAATTCAACTAGATCTTGTGCAGGTTCTTGATTTTTTACAGTAAATGCTAGTACAACAATGTCTTTGTCTTCGCCCATCTTACTAGCATAACTGTCAACTTCAAATATGTTGTCAACTAACATGCGAAGATCGCCTGCTGTTAGTCCTTCATTAACTTGTGTCATTATACTTCACCCCCTGCCGGAGCAGCAGGTGCCGCTGGAGCCGGAGTCGCCGCAGCCGTGGCCGCCGCAGCTTCAGCTGGTTGTACTGGAGCAGCATCAATTTTCTCACTTCTACCAATGCCCATACTTTCTTTCATCTTAGTCATATAACCATTATAGATATCAGTTACTAATTTTTTAGGCATAGTAATTTCAACTAACCATACCGGTGTATGATCTAACTTACCTTTACGTGTACCTGGACGGAAGTCATCAGATGATCTAACCTCACGTGGCTCAATTAAATGAGTTTTTTCGTACTTTACTCTACATCCGTAATCAAGCAAACGTTTTGCTGCCATCGGGTCAGGCATCTTTTCACGTGGCCACATAAAACTAGCAGTAACCCAGTGACGGTCAACAGCGGGCCCTGAAGCTAATTCTCCCTCGTCCCAATTTTTATATACGTACATATTCATTTCGTCTAGAACACGCTCAAAGTCTTTGAGTGTACTTAAACTGCTGTTTGTACTATAAATTGATTCTACGTTTTTAATAACGTCAAGTATATCACGCATGGTTATTCCTAGAAGGTTCTACTCTTATTTAGCAGGCTTTAAATCATATGTTGTCAGTTTACTTTAGTCCAAAATGACTAAGTAATAGTGTAGGACCTCTGTAGTTACTGAGGCGGTCGCTACATGTCCTGCTTTACTAAAAAGTGGGAGATAACTTAATGAGTAAAAACACAAGAGTGAAAAAACGTTTTACTTCAGATGTGAATGTAATTGATTTCCATGCACACAAACCTGCGAAAAAACAGCGTGTAAGCCTGTTACCTCGCAATAAACACCAAGAGTCTTATCTATACAAGTTGCACGATGACAGCAAGAACATCTTGTTTGCCATTGGGCCGGCTGGTACGGGTAAAACATTGTTGGCTGTTCAAATGGGAATCAAACTTTATCAAGAAGGTAAAGTTGATAGAATTATAGTCACAAGACCTGCCGTTTCTGTGGATGAGGATTTAGGATTCTTACCGGGTACGCTAAATGAAAAAATGGCGCCATGGACAAGACCAATCTTCGATGTATTAGGAGAATATTATCTAACTAAGGAAATCGAATCGATGCTAGAAGAAGGTATTATAGAAATAAGCCCACTTGCATACATGCGTGGTCGTACGTTTAAGAATGCTTACATTATTGCGGACGAAATGCAGAATGCTACTCAGAACCAGATGAAAATGCTACTAACCCGCCTAGGAGAAAACTCTAAAATGGTAGTAACTGGTGACTTAAATCAAGCAGACAGATTAAAAGACAATGGACTTATAGACTTCATTGGTAAAGTTGAAGGACGTAAGTTATCTCACATTGATGTTGTGCGTTTTGATAGTTGTGATATTGAACGACACAATGCCGTTAAGGAGGTACTAGACCTTTACGGTGACGATTAAAAAAAGGGGACCTAGTCCCCTTTTAATTTCTTCCCCAATGTATTTTATTCCATATTCTTTCATGTATGTAATATAATATAGTATTAGCTGTCACTTGTACTATTGCTATTGATCCGGCAATTAAAAAACTGCCTAAAATTAAATAGGATATCACAAATGTACTAAAACTACCAGTTAGCCTCCAACTGATAGTCTTAGCAATACTACGGGATGTAGTTTCAATCACTTATCTAAGCCTAACTCTTTACGAATTTTTGTAGCTGAAATGTCGGTTACAGATTCATCAAATGACTCTTCACCACTAGTATAGCCTACGCCACGCCCCCATCCAATATGTACAATGTTAGGTACTACTTGGATTTCATATTGCCCTTGATATAAAGGGTCTAGATCACGTTTGATAAATCCCTTAACCTTAGCAACTTCAAAAGGATTACTACCTTGCCACCCTTGCACATCTGGCCATCATGCCATGGTTGCCAACGACCTAACATTTGTACAGTAGGTTTCTTCCAATCAAATATTGGACGACGTCTGTTATCTATAATATGTGCGGCGATAAATTCGCCCCATTTTTCGCTGTTCTGTTCTGTAATACGGAAGTCGTAAACTTCAGGCTCTATGAACATGGCATTAGTATCTGCATACCTCCCCTCACGGATAGTATCAACCCAGATAGTCCAGTCTGCTTTAAAGTTATTACGCATTTCGACTAATGGTGCAACAAAGTCACAAATAACATAATCATATTCTATCATACTATCTGCTAGTTCACGCATACGCAAACTTTGACGGATACGCCCTTCGTGACTAAAATCCCAGTCATTATACTTCTTACGCACATCATCTGCGTTGAGCCAACCTACTTTTTTCTTTTCATTTTGTAAATGCTCTAGTACATGTTGTGCTAGATAAGTTTTGCCCGCACCTGGCAGACCCATAATTAAAATTCTTTTTGGCATGTTATTCTCCTATTTGTTTTACTTCAATCCCTGATTTTTCAAGGAATTCGATTCCGTCAGTACTGCGATAGTTTTCAATAGCATTTGACTCTGCATGTAATACCTCATCCTTCGTGACTAACCGATATCTACGATTTGATTCTACTTCTTTATCATATTCTTCAAGAGGCCAACGCTCGTAAATCTCTTCTGGATCTAACCATCCACCAGCATCACCACTCATGTAGTCTTTGTACTCGCACTCATTGTCCCATCCTACTGGCATACCATTATAGCCAATAGAGATAATTCTATCATCCTTAACTACAATAGCACCAACGTGTAATCTACGTGCAGGACTTAGTTCAGCAAAACGTTTTGCTGTGTCCATGTAGGCTTTAACGAACTTTTCCTTCATAAGTGACTTAGTCTAATTAATGTGGCTGCAAGGTTAATCTCAGGGTCGCTTACTAATGTATGATCCACTAGTCCTTGTTTAATAATGAGAATAGCTTTCTCCTGTACAGCTTCTTCACCGAATATATTTACATTATCGTAGAGCCAGCGATATATTTCTTCCATTTCCTCTGGACGAGCTTGTCCGCAAACTAGCTTACGTGCTTCTGCAATCTTACCTTTCTTAAACAGTTCAACCATTTCAATCTTATAGTCAGCCTCACCAGTGTCGCCTTTTTCGGGCGTATGTAGCTTGCCTTCTAAACTGTTCATCTGCACAGTATTAATACACTTACGCAAGTCTGGATAAGTTGCTTTAACAAACGTGTCAAGTGTGTCAAGATCAAACTCTACGTTCTCTTCAACGAGAATAGTAGCAACACGAGCAGTAAATTCAGTAACGTCAACTCGCTCAATGTGGAAGCCTTGACAACGACTGTGGAGAGCAGGGATAATCCTATTAGGATAGTTACAAGTAAGAATAAAACGAGCGGTCGTATGGTATTCCTCCATGACTCCACGTAGTGCAGCCTGTGCGTTAGGTGATAAGTAATCTGCTTCATCTAGTAATACTACCTTAAAGTCTCCAAATGGAATCATTTGTACAAAATTTACAATCTTATCACGCACATCTTCTACAGAGTTAGTACGTGACGCATTGATTTCTAGAATGTCTAAGTCTTGAATTTCAAGTTCATTAAACAAGATCTTAGCCAGTGTTGTTTTACCAATGCCTGCATTACCACTAAACAGCAGGTGAGGAATAGTGCCTTGCTTGATCCAGCTTTGTACTTGCTCTTTCTGATGATTATCGCGGAACACATAACCGTCAATGGTTGCAGGACGGTATTTTTCAACCCATAGTTCTTTCATAGTTTAGTTCCAAAGTGTTCGTTAACGCATTTAATAACTTCTTGTATTACACACCTTGCCTTATCTAGGTCATACGTAGTGTATGTACATCTGTTATAGGTTTTTTGATCATTCATAACATTAAAAATATCTTTAATAATGAGTTCTGCAAACTTTTCATATTCTGTGTCTTTAGGCATTGTAACAAATTTTACGCCTGCCTGATCTAATAGTTCTCTAATTCTTTCCGTCATACAATTTTTCCTAATCCTAACCAGATTAGTTGATCTAATTCTTGTTGATAATCTTGTCTCAATCTACGTTTCTCATAGATTGCTTGTAGAACTTCTGTTCCGTTACCATAGTCCACAGTACCAGTACCTCTACGTTCTAGTTCTTCAATTAGCTCGTCAGTATCAAAATCTTCTAAATCAACTTCAACTTCAACTTCTTTATATACCAATCCCATTATACTAACTCCTCAACAATGCCTAATACTTCTGCTATAATAATCAATGCACCGCACACAACGAATGAGCCCATAATAAGAGAGGCACCTGCGGCAATGCGTACAGCACTTTTTACAATGCTGACATAAAAATGACCTTTGCTTGTATCTTTAGGTTGTATTTCCATTTTTAATCCTTTCTGCGTCGACTACACGTTGACGTAATTCTGTTGTTGAAAAGCCGTGTTTCCTATGATTGTAATACACTTGCATATCTAAGTGCTCACCTGTAAATGACTTAGTCATATACTCTTGTCCTAGTATTCTAACATTAATAGGATAAGAAAGCAAGATGTTTAGTAAATCTTCTTCAGTGGCATACACTAGTATTTCATCAATGTATTTGCAGGCTTTGAGCTGTTCGTATCTTTCAAATACACCTTGAACTGGCTTGTTTTTTTCAGGACGATCTATAGTTGGATCTGTTTGTAGGCCGACTATCAAATGGTCGCATTGTGTTCGTGCTTCTTTGAGCATCATAATATGACCTGCGTGGAACAAGTCAAAAGTTGAGCAAGTAAATCCTATTTTCATTCTTTTATTATAGAGAAAAAGAAAGGGTCTGTCAAGACCCTTTGAGTTACTTACTCACAAAAGGAGCCAACTCCGGCGGCACCCACCCTACGGGTTTCAATACCTTACCGTCCTCACGTTTACGAACCTTGCCAGTCTCTTTATCAATCTTGGCTAGGTTAGTACCAATGACTTCTCGCCAACCGCCTTCACCATCAAAGCCCCCGCTGTGTATTGCACCAATGGTTACTACGATGAAGTCTAACAGTGCATCTAACTGCTCTACACGGTCTTCCATTAACAGTGCAGCTTTAAGCTCTTTCCATTCTTCGTCCATGAGTGACAAATACAGTTTGTACTGTTCTGCATTTAGTTCGCCAACAGTTTGATCGCTAGCTTTCATGAATTTTTCTTGATCACGAAATGGATTTGTCATTATTCTTGTCCAATAAGTATTTCTTCTGGTGGAGTTTCATCAGAAACTAGTAACATTTCCTTAATGTCAACTTTTCTAATAATTTTCTCCCCAGTTGCATCTTCAATTTTAATTCCCCTAGTCCATCGACCGTGTGATACTAAAATCCATTGCCCGACTGTTACATCTTTTTGTTTTGGACCAACTGCATATATTTTACCCCATCGTGGATGTATACCGTGTATTTTACCATTATCACTTTGAACAATAATGCCGCCTGAGGATTTTTGCTCGCCAAAGCTCATATCATACACAAATACTGCATCGTGCAAGGGTCTAAAAGTAGTAAATTTTATAGAATGAATATTTATACTTACGTTTCTTATAAAATCGCCTTGCTGATGTTTATGAACACCCATGAGTGTTGCAGATTCATCATCAGATAGTAGTAATCCCATATTTTATTTCCTAAGTTCAGAACTATCTGTATGATACTCAGTACTTGATTCTTCACGCTTGCGGATGATTTTGCCATTGGCTCCTAATTCGTCGCCACGAGCATTCATCTTTGCATTGCCTACTGCTACAGTAGTTTCATTGCGAATACGCATTTTATCAATATCAATTTCTTTGCCCTGCATACTTCTGTATACTTTACGAGCTGCTTCTTTCATTGCCATAATAATCTCCTTACGATTATATTAATACTTATCTCAAGAATTCACGCCAGTCTAAATTATATTTTATACTGTCAATTTTATGTACCCCTAGTAAGTATAACACATAACTGGCTACACTACTACCCCTTCCTACACCCCAGACTACATTATTAGCTCTAAGTGTATCTACAATGTACTTTAAAACAAACAATAAATCCAACATTCCGTGTTCAATAAATGCTTCGAGTTCTTCACTTACACGATCAGTTTCTTCTTTAGTGTTACAACATCCATACAGATATTCTACTAAGTTTGGGCAGTAATCTTTAGGTATAAACCAACTAGACTGATTAGCTTCGTCAAAAAACTTTTGATCTTCATACGGATCTACTTGCTTAGGACTAATTCCTAAATTTTTAAACAGTGCTCGAACCTCGTCTGTTGGCTCTGCAAAAATTTGATCAAAATAATCTAACTGCCCTTTATAGAGCATGTTAAAAATATCGTGTTCTTGAAATATTGGATTACCGAATTTGTCTGATAGCATTTAGCTATTTTACTTGACATTAATTAATTTGTCAAGCTCAGGACTCTTCGTTTGGTGTTGTTGCCAAGTTTTTGCTTGCCTAGATCTTAACTCCTCGCGGTATAGATCCAAAAACATTGTTATTTGAGTTTGTACCCAAGGATTAGACGCCTGCCAATATTTCTTGCTAAGATCTTGAATTCGAGATTCAATTTCAGCATCTTTCAGCTTGCTATAATCTTCTGCTAGCGGATGCATTAGGCAAATACTCCGACATACTTAACATATACAGTATTTCCACCGTTAACTGTCCACGCATCAAAAACATGACGATGAGCAGTGTTAGTTGACAATGCTAAAGGAAAAGTAGCACCATTAACGATTACAGTTCCGGAAGTTGTTGCAAATGTTACTGTACGTGCAGACCCATCACTACGTACATCAACTCTTACTTTGGCAAATCTATCGCTAGCCGGCCATTGTGAAAATGTTAATGTTACTGCGTTAGTGTTTAATTGATACACAAAGTATTCTGCTTCTCTAGTATCAATTGTGTAACTAGCAGTTGTTCCTATTGTGTATACTGTACCTAATAATCTATTAGTGACTGCATTATTGATTAATTTATCGTTAAAATCGCTACCATCAACACCTCCAACAGTTACACCTGTTAGTTCTAAACCTTCTGTATTAGCTTGTAAGGCTGTGATTTCGCTGGCAGCAGTTGCTAGTCCAGTTTTAATGTAATCAAAATTATCTCTAAATCCTTGACTATTATTGTCTTGCCCTGCTACAGGGAATGCTGCATCAATAGCAGTTGAATTAATTGCGCTTGTCATGATATAGTTGTCCTATCGTTTTTAAATGCGATGTATTTATCGGCAGAGTAGCCGGTGACAGAATCTATTATATACCTGTCAATTACATAGTCAATTTGTTTAAAATCAAATGCTCGATTTTTAATGTTTAATAAAATGTCATCGCCTGTCCCAGGCTTGCAATAACACAGTGGAATAGCTTTAACGTAATCTAATTCTTGTACACTACCATCTTGAATAGTACGCATCCAAAGTGGCAAGTAATTTCTTTCTCGTAAGCCAATAGACTTAATACGTTCACGCCATAAAGCAACACTAGCTGGAAATCTTAAACTACTGTTTGGATCACCTGCAAATACGTCACTGCTGTCAATACTAACTTCAAACGGATCTGCAGGTTTAAAGTATGAAGTATCTTGATTAAAAGGTCCATTATAATATTGATTATTTTGATCAATAGTTATTGCAGTGTTACTATTAACTGTGGCAATTACATTAGGTAAACTAATTTTGCCAATTTCTAAAGGATCTATAACTTCAATGTAAATTATTTCGTAGACAACAGTATTTGTTCCAGTGATTTTTGCCTGTGCTTTTTTAACATCGCCTAATTTAAATTTCTTAGGCTTGTGATTGCGTCCAACTGCACTTACTACCTCGGCAGCACTTTTAGTTTCAATACCGGCAAACACTAACATTTTAAGATCATTCTGTATTCCAAAATTTGGATCACTGGGTCTGTAAATAGAACCTGAACTGAATATATTCGAATCAGTAATGAATTCTCTAAACGCATCTCTCTGAGATTGTTTTAAGAAAGGTTTAACAACCATGTTGCTATACAATCTATCATTAGGTGTATCAATATCAAGAGTAAATGTTCTTGATATTGCACTATAGCTTAGTATGTCTCTTGCCTGTACTGTAAATGTATATGATTTATCTACTGTAGTATCGCCTGCATCTAATAGTAAATCGCCACCGTCAAATGTAATAATGCCTGGATTTATAAATGAATACAAATCCCATTGTGCAATATTAAATGATAAGCTGCTTCCGGGCGTTATTCTTTTATAATAAACTCCACTGTATTTTACAACATCATTTAGCAAGTAATTTCTATTAGAAACCCATGTTCCACAATACCTAGTTCCCGAACCAAATTGATTTACTTTACCTACAATTTCGCCATCAAGGGCTAAAGTAAGTCCGGGCGGCAAACTACCAGACTCAAGGACATATAATATTGCAGAATCTGCAATAGTACTTGATGCATTTAACGCAAGGGTGCTAATGTAATTCGCCCCAATAGTACCTAATGCACTTGGAGAATTCCATGTAATAACACTGTCTAATTCACCAATTAATTGTATGGTAAATGTACGAGTAGCACTGGCAGTCTCAGCTTTGTCGCTATACCTAGTAGCAGTGATACTAAAATTATAAGTTTGAGTGATTGCTGGTTGATACGGTACTACTCCGAACACTTCTGATGTTCCAGAATCGAATACCATTCCCGGAGGCAATATGCTTAATGTACCTAATTCTAAAAATGTATTATTAAAAATTTCACAAGTTAAGTTAGGCAATACTGTAAGTACATATTCAGTAGATGAAATTGTTTGCACATTTACTATTTTATACACAGTGCTGTCAGCACCTGTTACATATTTAGATAACGAAATCTTACTTGCAGTTGTTGGTACAGCAGAAGCATTTCTAATTCGTAATAAATTTCTTCCGATCTTGTTTTCTAACGTCGATGTTGTATATGCTTTTGCAGACATAACCGGATTTACAGTATCAAGTGAATAGGTAATTTGTCCAAGGTCAATAGCTTCGTACGTATCTAATTTTAATGTTACATAATTATTAGCACGTCTAACACCAAGATTACTTGGAGTAACCCATATAGGTGCTCTTACATAAGTACCATCTACAGTGTATGCACCGTTACCTGAATTAATAGCTACTGTATCAGCACGGAAATAGTCATCACCAACTACAAATATTTTAAACTTTCTAGTTGAGCTAGTATCACCGTCAGTTACCGTTACTAAAAATTCATAGTACCTGTTTAATTTTTTCGGAGTTAAAGAATCTACAGAATAATCATAATTAGTAGTGTCGTACAGATAACTATCGTACCCGTTACTTGGACGATAACCAAAATCATATGCTACTGTATCAAATACTGCGGTATCGTATGCTCCAGTGCCAACGTTTAAAGGAATAGCTAATGCTGGCTGAATCCAACCTACAATTCTGCCATCTTGTGTTAGTATAAGTCCTGGAGGTAATTGACCTCCATCTTTAGGTTGAAAGAATTTTAATGTTTGCCCAGTAGCTGTATCAAAGTCTGTCACTGATAATTGAAAGTCAACATATGAACTATCTAATATGTAATATTGATCATTAGGTCCAATAGGTAATGTACCTGCTGCTGTTTGCCATTCAGGCTCGTCACTGCCTTCGATAGTCCAAAAGAATGTTCTATCTGCAATCTGTGTACCGTTGCTAGCTCTAATAACAAATTCAAAATCTGTTGTTCTAGAAACTTCAAATGGAGTTCCTTGAATAGTGTTGTTAACAATTCGTAATCCAATAGGAAGTTTACCAGATATAACCGAGTATGTAACTAAAAAATCTATATTAAGAGTAAATTGACAATTACTATTGCCAGCAAGTATTGTAATGACATCACCGTCACGATAGCCTACACCCGGAATGTTAACACTAATAGCAATTACCTGATTGCTAACGCAGGCATACTGTACTACCATACCTGTACCAGACCCGCCGCTAACTGATGCACTTCCGCCGTTGGTAGGATAATTAGTACCAGCATTAGTAATTTGTAATGTTGTTACTACATCTCCAGCGGTAGGCAACTGTAGATCAACTATACTTCTTTCTTGTATAGTACTAAATCTATAACCAGATCTTTGGGTCCACACGGTTAGTGCCATTACAGAGTCCTTCTAATTCTTCTTCTAGGATAAACTGCTCCGCTAGTAGGCCTAGGTTGGTAGTTAAGTTTTGGAAATGTATTTCCTGACGTTGGACGTTCTTTATAATAATATAAAAATAAATTAGCTGAACCTTGTAAATCTTGTCCGTCTGCAGGACCATTCGAGTTAGTAGTTATTTGCCCAGACTTTGCGTAAGCTAGTATATACGCCTTGGCTTGTGCCTGATTCATATTAGGATATATTTCCAACGCACATGCTAGAACTCCGCACACCTGCGGGCTTGCCATACTGGTTCCGCTATACTTTCCTAAATAATATCCTGACTCTCTAGGATCGCTAACTCCACTGGGTAATGCACTGATAATATGCGTACCGGGAGCATATAAATCTACTCCTGGACCACAGTCACTATACTGTACCTTTTGATCTGTGGATATAGAGTCAATTGATCCCACACATATTGCCGGCATTTCAAAACCGCCACCGGCAGCAGTATCGTTAGCAGTAGGACTAGTTCCTCTCATATAGTAATAAGGATTAGCTACACTATCGGGATATCTAGTAGCCATCTCAAATCTGTTGTTCCAGTCCAGCCCACCCGGCACATCATGTTTCCACCGACCGTTACCAGCAGCACCTACCATGATAATACCTTCTGAGTATAATTCTTCAATGTCTGCATCAGCGGCTGAAACTCTAGCAGGAATACGCTGACCACTGATGAATCCCCACGCATTTAATTGTTCAGTAGTAAATGCGCCAGTTGTTTTTCTAGAATTTACACCTACTTGTAAATCAATCTGGTCTGGAGTAGCTTCGTAGAATACATACTCGCAAACCATAGTTGGAGATCCTAATACTCCAGACGTACTTGCAGCCCCTTCCATTCTTATATTAAATGTTCTGCTTCCTGCAGTGCCTTGTGTAGTGTAATAAATTCTCTGCACACTGTTATCAGCAGCACTCCACATGATTTTAGGAAGATTAGGAGAACTTTGATTAACTGTTGACCATACTGTAGAACCTGCTCCGAATGTTAGATAGAAGTTTGTGCTAGGATATATTTCATTATAAGTAGTTCCAAGATAAGTTATAGGAAACGGTAAAGCTAAATTCCAGTAGCCGTCATCATTGTTACCTACAGTTGGAGTAGTTGAAGACGTCCATCCGCCAGTACTAGATAAGGTATTAGTTATACTGCTAACAGATGCTGCTGCTGGTGTACTTTCTGTTACTACGATCAAACTCAATGCCGAAGCAAACAATACTGAACCAGCGCCGCTAATATCGATAGTATTATTAAATGTGATAGTATACACTGCTGTATCAGGTAAGTTAATAGTTTCTCGAATGTCAGTTTCTAATGTACCACCATTACTTGTTGATCCTGCATCTTGTGTGTAAGTCTGCACGGGAGTCGCACCTTGAGTGATAACAATAGAACTGCTTAGTGACATTGTACCTGAAACAGCATCCATTGCAACATTATTAATCAACTCTAAATCAGCTGGACCTTGTACTGTAATGGTATAACTTGCATTAGGTTGTGACAGTTCAGTAAAATATGCCTGCTCTCCAGTTTGCGTCCATGAGGCCGGTTTAGTTAAGATGATGCCGCCTGGTGGCGTATATGGCCCGGTAGTTGTTATTCTGTTTCCGGCATTTTCAAATCCAACTAGGGTTGCTAATCTTGCATTAGAAGTACACACACCGCTGAAACCTGTGTAAACTGTTGAACCTGCAGGAGTGTATCTAGTCCCTCTATAGGTTACAGCAGTAATATCAGTTAATGACCATTCGCTTGGAAAAATACTTTGTCCCCAACTGTTGTTAACAATAGTAGGATTTTTTCTACCTGTAGCATTATTAATTGTTTTATTTCGATGGAATGCTCTTATGTAATCAAAAACATAACTAAAGTTGCCAGGATTTCCAGTATCATAATATAGATTATAAATGTTAGCACTACGAGCCCAGCCTTGTGTATTGCCAGCAACTGTTCCTGCTACGTGCGTTGAGTGATCCCCAACTCCATACGTATAAGTACTATTCACACCATTGCCTATTTCGGCACTATGTTGATACCAATTGTATTGAATGGCCCTAGTACCACCAGTGCCGTCATCATTGACTTCAAAATCTGGATGATTCCATACAAGGCCATTAAGGTCACAGATTACTACATCAACATTACGACCAGTTTGAGTTAGAGTAATAGTTCCAGTTTGTGCAGGAGTACCTGTTCCGCCACCTTGATATCCGGTACCACCCCATCCTGAACGTTGCACTCCTTCGGTACACCTTAGCAATCCCCAGTTCTTCATAGCTGAGCCAGTGCTAGTTGACTTATCCCATGCTGTACTAGTTTGCTCAAATGCCGTTGTGCCTGCTTTAATACCTAAATATTGAGGAGCAATTGAAATTGTTTTAATTCTCGGATCGTTTCGTAATTCTTCTACTTCTAAATCCGTTAACAAGTAATGAGTATTTCTACTGGTAGTTCTACGATGTAAGCAGTCTACACTTCTTAATTGATTAATGCCTGCAGGACTCTTACCTTCAGTTTCTAAATCAGCATAAATGCTATCTAAATCTTCGAAGTTATTAACAGTTACAATATATTCTTTTCTTTTAATGTAATCTGATATAGACATATTATGCCTCTAGTTGTACAACAACAAGTGTTACAGTAACATCTGTAGTACTACCTGACTTGTTAGTTACCCGAACAGGAATGTTAGTAGTTGGCAAACCTTCATTATTAAATCCAAATGCACCAGGACTGATTAGTATAGTACTTGCTCCTGTAGTAATAACTTCAGCAATAACTCCTGCACCTGGCAACGGATCTGTTCCTTCTAGTCTACTGTTGTCAGCTGTTCTGCTTGCAGAGTCAGTATATAATCTTACCCATGATGCAACACTAGTTTGAATTTTATAAAGAATGTATCCTTTAAATCCAGTAATGTCTATGTCGCCCGATGCACCGTTAGCCAAAGATGCTGACGTTCCAAAAACAGGTCCTCTACTACCTAGAGAAGTTCCGGCACCACCTGTAGCATCTGTGTCATTGACCCAATTAGCACCATTATACTTTAACACTTGACCATTAGTTGGTATGCCAGTAATGACAACATCACTTAGGTCGTTTAATGCTGCGGCACCACCACTAGCAGTAACCCATGATAACGTTCCGCTTCCGTCTGTTGATAGTACTGTTCCACTTGAGCCGTCTGTTGCAGGTAATGTCCACGTTACATTACTTGTTACAGTTGTTGGAGCCTGAAATG